GCATAGAAGAAAAGTAAAGGCTATGGACAAAAAATACACAGCGGTTATAAACCAAAGGACACCCCGCCCGCGTAGCAATAGATTACGGGAGCAGGGAATAGGCAACGGCGCGAGCGCTACGGTAGTAATGAGCGGCGCGGGCGGTGGAACGCCTACCGGAGGAGACGGGCACACCCACCCTAACTTATCCGCACTAAACGAAATTTCTACAGACAGTAACGGCTACCAGTACCTAACGCAGCTGCGCGAGATAGAAAACCCCGAAACGGGTGAAACCGAGATAGTGCAGGTAACGGAAAAGGTTAAAGCCGGTTACGCTGATGTCGCCAAGGATTTGGCGGAGGATAGCCCGGTTAGGGAGCTGTTTTTATCGCGTTTGGTGGACGACGTGGCCAAAGGTAATATAACTTTCGAACAGGCTATAAAAGTGCTGGGGCTGGCGGTATTCGGTGGTGGTGCGGAGTACGGCGAGTTCGTAAAATCATTGTACGCCGGAAAGGGCGCAGGTGTAGACAAAGACGGCAACGCCGAATTTGAGAGCGTGCGGATAAGAAGTTATTTTGAATGTTTGGAACTTATTATTAACCGGCTTTCCGCTATCGAGGGCGACCAGCTGCTAACCGAAAGCGACACTATAGACCGTATCGACGATTTGGGTAACGACTGCTACGGCCTGCACCTGCGCAGCAAGTGGGACGGGTATTTTACTGCGCAGGCCCCGAACAACGTAATAAAAGGCATTATTAACACGCTGGCTGCCGGAAGCGGCATTTATTATACCTGCTGGATGAGGGTAAACAGCGTGAATACCGCAAACAACTACATAGAAGTAACGCTGTACCCGGATAACGAGACCCCGGCGGGCAAGAATTACCCGCCGTGCGAGGCTATGAAGATAGCCCGCTGGGGCAATCAAACCGACACCACACGGCAGGGCTGTATTTACCTATCCAGCACCGAGGGCCGGATAGTGCGGCTAACGGGAGTAACTAAACCTATACTGGACGACACAAACTACGGAGCGACTTTTGGCACGCTGCCGGATTTCCTCAAAAATGCCGGACTGCCTATTATCGACGGGCAGGACTACATATACGCCCGCGGCTTGATAGTGCAGGACGTTATACGCATAGACTACAAGGGCAAACCGATTAGCGAGATTATAGACCGTGGAGCGTGGAACGCAAACGCCGCTTATTATAGCGAAGCCCTTAACCCTACCACCGGAAATTACGAGATTTCGGACGTATGGTATATGGGCTGTAAGTGGAGGTGTGCAAAGACCGGCACGAACACGGCCCCTGCGTGGAATAATACCGACTGGGCTATGGTGGAGGGAAACCCCGACTTTTCTGTAGCTTTTGAGGATACCGACTATTTATTCGACCCCGACCGCTTTAATTTGACGCTGCGTATAATAGCCAAAATCTATAATATGGACGTTACGGATGATATACTGGACGCAGACGTACAGTGGACAAGGTACAGCGAGGACGCGGACGGTAACGAGCGCGTAGTGTCAGACAATGCGTGGGCACTAAAAAGAGGCGGCGCGGGCAAGTCCATAGACCTAACGGCGGCAGATTGCGATTTTAACGGCTACGTGCCACGTACGTTGAAATTCATAGCCACAGTTACCCTGCGCGACGGTATGGGCGGCGTGGCTGGTACCGAAACCGCTATTTTTCAGTATTAGTAGATAGACTTTGTTATATGAAAACGAGAAGATTTGATTTTAACTGGAAGCCCCTACAGCTGCAAATATCCTTTGCCGTTGAGGGCAGCGTACCAGATAAGCAGAATTATAACGCGGACACGCAGGAATATACGCCGGACTACACTATTACGCCGTTTATTATCCAGCCCGTTATATCCATACTGGATAAGGACAACATATTAACCGCCGGTAGCGTTAATCATTTGCTTACAAACGTGCGCTGGTACGAGAATATAAACGGTGTGCGCACTTTGATAGATGCGCAAAACACAAACTACGAGATTACGACAAACGGCGGCGATACCGGGCGTATCAAGGTAAAGCGCAACGCAGAGCCGAAAGTACCTATTACGCTGGAGTTCTACGCCGAGTACATAGACAGCAGGAACGGGCAGGTACTAATTATACAAGGCACGTACCAAATAACCTGCGACAGCAGCGCGGACATCGTGCGCGTAGAACTTGACGCGGGCGAGCAAACGATATTTAACCCGCTTTCGGACACCGACACGCAGACCGTTACGGCTACCGTATGGCTGGGCGACAAGGTTTGCCCAAATGACCGCTACGCGCTCGTATGGGAGGTAATGGACGAGGCCAACGTATGGCACGAAGCCGAAACAGACCCGGTAATGGATTACGATATTACCGTAAACGGCAATAAGGTAGTAATTAACCGCCGCTTAATGGGTAGCGAAATGCACCTGCGCTGCCGCTGCAAGTACAGCCCCGACGGCGCGCCAGGTAGCGTGGCTTTGACGGACGCAAGCCCGCAGGCCGAAGCGGTATTTATCCGCAGAATACCGGTTTACGAATTTGATTTTACGGGTGTGCCTTATAACGTGCCTGCCGGCATATTGTCGGTATGTCCTACGGCTTTCGTACGTACCACTAACGGAGATGTGCCGGACTTTGAAAAAGAACTGCTGCCACTGTGGTACATAGCCACGAACAAAGCCAGCGGAAGCCTTAATTATTCACTTGTAGCGCACGGCAAAGAGCCTACGATACCCACAGCCAAAATGGATAACAACTACGGCGCGGTTATCGGTTTGGACGTGAAAGATAGGGGCTACGTGGGTGCGCTTATCGACGCAGACGGGGCGGTTATGTGTGACGCAGACGGGGCGGTTATGGTTATACACTAAAAACACATTATGATATTATGGCAAGGTATATTAAAGCAAACCCAAAAGTAGCGGAGTATCTACGTTTGGAGAAAGACAGAAACAAAGTAAAAGACGGTAATTACCTGCTATGGCAGGCAGATATGCTGCCTTTCGGCAGGCTTACAGAACTGCCGCAGATACTGGAGCAAATAGGCGGTATCGCATTGCAGGCGCACGAGGCAAGGCAGGAACAGGACGGCACGGTATGCCGTGAACTGCCAATAGCCACAGATAGCCGCTTTGTTGTAGAAAAACCGGAGACACCGGCAGAGGGAGCAGAGGAAACCGAGGCTACAGACAAAACGACCACTGAGGGCGAAGAAGTACCAGCGGAGGAAAGCGAGAAAAGTACAACAACTGAAAACACAGAAACAGTATGAGGGTAGCAAGCACCAGCCGGACTATTAAATTTATTAGCAAGGCCGGCACATATACAGCGGTTATTATGTCGCCTACGGGTGATTTGTACCAAGAGTATGAGGGTACGGTAAACGATGTTACCAACGTGTACCCGGACTTTTCCGTACTAAAGCCGATTTTGTATTTCGTCTGCACCAGTAGCCGAGTGGCTGAGGGCGTAGCCGACCCCGATAGTATGGAATACTATTTCAACGGGGAAAAAATCAACTTTAGCGGCGGAGTATCTACCGGAACTTTTGCCGGCTATTTCAAGACTTTAGCACCAAGCGGCGACCAGTTGTACTACGGGCTGCAAATCCTTAAAAACATTGCGGATTTGGCAGGCTACGCGCCCGCCATTATCAAAATGGTAGCTACTATATCCTACGGCACGCAAAGCGACCAAATCCAGGCCAGCTATACTATCCCTATCCAGCAGGCTACCGGAAGCAGTTACCGCGTTACCATAATGGCAGGCGATACCAAAAACTTTGTTATTACCACAAAGGGCGGCAACTGTGTATTAAAGGCTATGGCATACCAAAGCGGCCAGGCCCTTAGCAAAGATTTAACCTATGTATGGGAGAAAATGGAAGCTACTGGCTGGGCGACTATTACCGGGGTGACTTCGCAGACGCTTACCGTAAACGGCGCGGATATTAACACCTATGGTGAGTACCGCGTACACGTCCTGCGTGCAGGTACGGAAATAGGCACGGATATACAGAGCGTTATGGACGCTTCCGACCCTTACGATATAGACCCGCACCCAAGCCCGGAAGATGAGGCGATAACCGAAGATACCAGCGGTAACGGCGAAGTAACCTACACGCCGCAGGTGGTAACAAGAGGAACGGGTACGAAAGCGTTAGACACGCAGTTTTATTTCGTACTGAAAGACGCGGCGGGCGTTTACCTCAACAGCGACAGAGACACCCCGAAAGCAAGCCAAATTGTAACCCGTGCGCACTGTATGCAGGCCGGCGGCGATGTATCGGTAACGATTACAAGCGTTAATTAATTATGAGTACGACAAGAACGCAAGTAGTAAAGTTTATACGTAAAGGCGACCCCGGCGACAAAGGAGAGCAGGGGGCCGCTTTGCGGGGGCCGCAGATGTGGAAAGACCGCGCGGTGGGTTATGCTTTCCAAGCGGGAGCGACAGCGCAACAGTGGAAAGACGTAGTTATTTATAACGACAACTACTACAGCTGCGTTAAGGCGCACACCAAGACGGCAGATAATTACCCGGGAAGTACAGCCGACGTAAATAATCACTACTGGCAGCTATCGGACAAAATCGAAATAGTAGCCGCTAATATCCTGCTGGCTACCTACGCGCTTATTAAAAATTTAGGCGTTGAGGCTTTGGAAATGACAGACAGCAGCGGTAATACGGTGGTAATGATAAAGGACGGTAACGTAATATGCAATACCGGCACATTCGAGAACGTAACAATATCCGGCAAGCTGAAAGGCGTAACGGGAAGTTTTAAGACTTTGAACTGCGTAGACAGCAACGGCAAGGTAGTAGGCAATATTACGTTTGGTACAGACGGCAGACTATGGTTTTCTGGCGATATGTACCACCAAGGCTACAATCATACGGACGATAGAAGCTACCGTTTTTACACTTCCGATTTATGGTGCAGGGGTACGTTTGGAGCGTCCCAGCGTAACATACTGGAGGTAAAAGGCAGTTACGGATATTATTACACCAAAGGAGCGTACAAAAGCGGCGTTTATGTTGCATTTACGAGCAAAACCAGTGCGCAGGGCGTGGTATATTACCAACTGCCGTTATTCGGTACAAATAACGACTACGCAGGCTTTCCGGTGGATATTGTCGTATTTAACCATAATAACAGCACTGTATATAACTACGAGCTTGTAATGGATGTTACGCAACGCGCATTAGTTGTAAACGGGAACAACAACCATAATAACGTTAAAATCTTCGCTAACGGAATACTGCGCAGCTGGGACGGCGGAGAAGTGGCAGAAGTGGTTAATCTATCCGGATTTATGACACCTGCGCCCGATACGGATATATTAGGTAGGGGCCTTATCATAGGAGCTTTCCGTGATAATGATTGGTAGAAAATTTAGCATAGCATAAAGTTAAAGATTATGGCAACAAAGAAAACAAAAACTTTTTCAGCGGTTACGACCGTAACAACCGTAACAACGTCGCAAACTATACCGCTAACCGACGCTAACGGCGGCATTACCAAAATTAGTTTGGCAGACCTCAAAGCCGCTTTGCTGGACGGTATCAACCTTAACAGCATTAACGACGGAGTATTTATTATGTTCCACCTTAACAGTGACGATTATCCGCGAATGGTAAAGCCGGACAAGTGGACGAGCTACCAAAACAGCGGCGAAATAGCCGAGGGCGTGGTAATTGTCGAGGGCGGCAAAATCTTAGTAGTCGCACCGACCGAAGCACCAAGTACGGGGCTGTTATGGAGCAGCGCGGCGATAAACGCAGGCGGAAAGACTACTACCGACCGACTGGTAGCATTTGACGACTGGAGCGGTAAGGCGAATACCGCAGCGCAAATTACGCACGACGAATGTAACGACCCTGCATACGCACCCGGCTTTTGCGCAGCATACAGCCGCGTAAATGCAAATGGCAAAGGACTAACTGCTGGCAAGTGGTGGCTACCGTCCGAGGGCGAGTTAATGATGATTTACGCGAATATGCGTAAAATCAATTACGCGCTATCGTTTATTAACGGAGCTACACCGCTGGCCGAAACGTGGTACTGGAGTTCTACCGAGTACAGCGCGACCTTCGCGTGGCATTTGTACCTCTACGACGGCAACGCGAGCAACAACACTAAGGCTACGGACAAGGGCAGAGTTAGGGCCGTTTCA